GGGCATTGCTGCTCTATCTAATCTCATAGTGAGATTGTGACATTCGTCAGTTGCTTCTTGATGATGTTATCCTAAGCGCCGATTATACCATATCTTTGATATGATAGGTGTTAGTTGGTATTCATGAATCTCTTAATACGATCTCTTAACTTGAACGGGCTCCTCGGAGTCAATAGTAAAGTTGAGAGGGGTGGTATTAATGTTTATAATAAACAATTAACGATCCTAAATTGGACACCAAACCAAGGTTGTATAACCTACCTGCAGCCCTCGAAAGAGGAAACTGAAGGAAAACTTGGTACATACATATATAAACAATACTTATGATAAAACTATTAAATTCATTTAACAATTTTTCTTTTCGTATTATTAAAATGTTAGTACCCTCGTTTTCGGGTATGCTTCGTGTAAAAGCGGGGCGACCACTTATTAATCACCTGTTAAAAGGTGTATTAATAGTGAAAGGCTCTATCACAAATTCTTGGGTTAAAGTGATCGTAACTTACGTTCGTTTCTTATATTATCTGAATAAACATAGTGGGCCATCTTTTACGGCTAAGTACCTTAAAAGTTGTGTTTCTCTCCTAATGCAAGCTCTTGCAGGTGCTTCGCACCTTTCAACACAAGAACTTGGTGTAGCTATATCGAGAACTAATCGAGGTTTACCTCGAATTATACCTCGTCTGCATCGAATGCAAATTCGTAGTGGAAATATAGTATACATACGTTTATGGTTGACTTTATTTAGTTTTTATCGTGTAATTGATTTTACAGGTAAACTCAAAATCTCGACAATCATAACGCCAACAAAGGCAACGTATTCTCAGGAAGAATTAGAGAAGGCTACTTTATCCCTCAAATCTCAATTTGGGTCTAAATTAGCAACAGATCTTGATAAAAAGGCATTAAAACCTTTTTGGATAGCTTCTGCTTCTCCCAACACAATAACCGTACCGGTGTCGGATAAGAACATTTCGTCTTATTCTACCTCTATTTTTGCTATACTAGGCTCGTTAAGAGCATATTCTAACCTGAAAATGTTTAACAAAGCATTCCAGTTAATAGTGAGATTTAAATATATTGGTGGTCTAGCAAGTATGGCACCGATTGTAAATATTATTCAATATTGCCAATCGGCTGTTAAATACTTCCCATCTAATGTATTATACCGTATTCGTGATGATTTTGATTTCGATCATAATCACATGAGCGATGAAGTTTCTCTGCGAGACTCTTCTTTAGGGAAACTTTCCTTTAAAGTTGAGCCAGCTGGGAAAATAAGAGTCTTTGCTATGGTTGATTGTTTTACACAATGGCTTTTATCGCCGTTGCATAAAGGTTTATTTAATTTTCTTAGACGAATACCTGAGGATGCGACTCATAATCAAAGTTTGACATTGAGTACATTTGTGGAACGTCTGCAACGCAATAACATCAAAGAAGTTTTCTCCTTTGATTTAACTGCTGCTACAGATAGAATTCCAGTATCCGCTCAAGCTATTATATTAGATATAATGGCAGAACGAAAAGTAGGAGCTATTTGGTCTTCCTTTCTGGTTGATCGATGGTATCAACTATCGACTCCAGTCTGGGATCCGAAAGCAATTACTTGTAGTGCTCTAGGTATAGATCCTGATTTAAATAAGGATAATCCCTATTTAGATCTGAGATTAAGTAAACCCCGCTCGGATGGTAAACGTTATGCATACGTGCATGCGGTTAAATACGCCGCGGGCCAACCCATGGGTGCTCTGTCATCGTGGGCAATGCTCGCCTTAACTCACCATATTATGGTAAGAATGGCTGCGCTTCGATTAGGTTATAGAGAATTCTCCTTGTACCTGGTTCTAGGTGATGACTTGGTCATCGCTGATAAATCAGTTGCCAATATGTATTTAGCCATTGCTCGTGAGTGGGATATAGAAATTAATTTATCTAAATCCGTAATTTCCGACAATGGTTCTCTCGAATTTGCTAAACGTTTCGTTTACAAATATCAAGATGTTTCCGGGATTTCTTTCAGAGAAATGGCCGTAGCTAAATATGATATTAGAGGACTTCTACAGTTATTTACTAGAATTGGTACATTTCGAAATATTCGTATTTCAGAGATGTTATCATTTTTGGGTCATGGGTATAAAGCTTTATCTAGACTTAATACTCGATTTAATAAACTTGGGAGAGGAATGCAAAGAGCTTTGCTCTTAGTATCCTACCCGGGAATGTTATTTTCGAAATTGAGTTCTTATAAAGATTGGCTTACTTCCTCTGCTTTTAACAAAGCAGGGAAACTGACCATTTTAGCGGAACAATTAGATTACTTGAAGGATTTAGGTCGTAAAACAGCTAATTCTGTTAAACAGAGTTACTTACCTCGAAATCCATCTGAATTCAAGTCTTTCTTCTTCAGTATGCTAACGCCTCACTCCCGTTTTGATCCTTCCTTCAGTGAAAAATTCACAACCGAGCCGTACTTTGTACAAGCTTGGGAAGAGGTAGGTCAACATCTTCAGGCATTATTAATGCCCATGTATGAAGATATTCATTCTACCTGGGATCAAACTGTTGTAACTGTTAAAGATACTTATGATTTTGATACCCCAATGGACGTGGATACCCTTTGGAAATGTTTAATTGATTTAGAAGATATTTCTTCTGAATCATTACACTCCTCAGAGTTCCGCCCTATTGATGATATCATCACCTTAGGATCTTCACTATTACTTAAAAGAGCGAATATAGTTCGATCACATTTTGCTTCACTTGCTCGAGAACATAAAGTAAAGGCTAATCAACCTTTACCTAGATATCCTAAAGTAGCCGTTAAAAGTGATCTCCTAGCGAGAGCTATGGAGAAATTTAATAAACTTAAATTAAGTAAAGGTCTCATATAGGTGGAACGCCAAGTAAGGCGATACCGAACCGTGAGAGAAATTTGATTATTTCTCAATACCCGCGTATTTTGTTGCGCTGAGTATCGTACAGTAGGCCATATCCAGGATTCAAGGGATTGTTACAGAATCAACTGTAATAATCTGATGAAAGGATCAATGTAACCTCTGAAGAGTGACC